GTGGCCAAAGGAACAGTACGTAACGTAGAAAACATTGGCAAAGGAGCATTGGATCTCCCCTACGATCTCGCAGGTGCACCTGTTGATTTAGTATCCATGGCCATGCGTCCGGCTGGTTACAAAGAACAAAAGCCCGTGATGGGAAGTGATTGGATCAAGGAGCAAGCCACCAAATATGGTATCCGCCCAGAGGATTCCAAAGACCCACAGGACCAAGGTTTCCGAATGATGGGGGAGATGGGAGCCGGGTTGCTCAACCCTGCCTCCGTGGTTCGCGGTGCAATGCGCACGGGTGCTACTGCGGCAGAAATGCTGAAGAATGCATACAACGGATTGAAGACTGCACAAGTCGCAGCCAAAGCCGCACCGACAAGTGAAAACTTAGCCGCTGTTGCTCGGATGAATGAGGATATAGATCGTCAACTCCAAGCAATTCGGGAAATGAATCGTCGGTTGGATGCGGCGGGAGTAGCCCGCCCATCCCCGGCTGCTCAAGTCGCACCGGAAGTCGCACCCAACCCAGCCGGATGGGGGGAAGTAGCGTTGGCTCCAGAAGGTCATCAAGCCATAGACGACTTTATCCCTGCGCCAGCCGAAGCAGCGGCAATGGAACAAGCAGCGCAAAGAACACCTGCCCTACCAGAAGTTGTTCCAGTTGCACCCCCCGAAGAAATTTCAACACCGGCTGATCGCCCGTTTGTTGGAAGATTGGACCAACTTGTAGACCAACTGCCCGGTCCTGTGCAGAAACAACAGCTTATCAATCAAGTTAAAAAAAATTTGCGGGAGTACGATGTCCAGCGTTTGGAAGCAGCGCTTGCGGATATCCCTGCAAATGCCAAGATAACCCCTGAACAACTAAAAGAAACGCTTGGCAAAACTTATTCTCCCCAACGGTTTAAATCGGAGGATCTTTCGGTAGATACTACTGGGTCTAAGTTCTGGGAAAGCCAAGACAATGTGTTTGGTAAGCAATTAGGTACAACAAATCTGTACTTAGACATGCCTCCTGAAGTGGCAGCTTCTGCAAAAGATGCAAAAAGCACAATCAGTGCCATAAAAGATTTTGTTAATTTCAACACAGACATTAATGGAAACTTTCGTGTAGATGTAGATAAGATTAAATCTTTAATAGGCTCATCTCCTTTACTAAAGGATCTTCCTGCCAGTAAGTCTTTACTGAATAAAGTAAATGCATACACAAACGATATAAATGAGATATCGCAAAAAACCAAGGAGATATCGGATGCAGCAAGGGGACTTATGTTCCCTGTCATATATACAGATGCCAAAAGTAATAGGCCATATTGGGAAATATATAACGCCATAGATAAAGGTATGGAGGGGTCCACAGTTCCTTTGGCTGAAAGAGAACTTTTAGCCCACCAAGCCGCAACCCGTGCGATAGGACAAGAGGCCATAGATAGGTTAAAAGCGGTAGGGGTTGATCCTGCAAAACTCCCAGACCTAGAGGCTGTAATTTCTAGTAAGCCTGACGTTTTCGGTAGACCTGAAGGAATTCCCACGCATGAGTTATTTCGTGCACAACCAGAATTTAAACAACAATTAAACGATGCACTTGACCCTATCCTGCAAAAATACAATGACTTAAAAGTAGGCATACAACGGGACATTACCCCTGAAGTACGGAGGCTAGAAGCATCATTAGAGGATGTAGCGCCATATGGTGGCCAGCACGGAACTATCGCAGGTCAGGCGCATCCAATTGGTTTTTCCCGTTACTCGGAGCATGAAGCGGCTATCCCGGGCATGGGGAGTAATGTTAAGGGCAGACACTACCATGAATTGCAATCTGACCTTGCACAGGATATTCGAAAAAAAGGTCCGGCAGGCGGAAGCCTTGAAAAGGATAAAGCAGAATATGAAGATTTAACCAGTAAAATTGGGCAGATGCGGGCAAATCCCCCTAAAGGAAATCCTGAGCAAATTAATGCAGAGTTGGCTAAATTGGATCAACGTAAGCTTATTTTGCAAAAACGCATAAATGCAGCAGGAAGAGAAGCGCCCACATATAAGCTGGAACAACCTTTCCATGGTTTTGAGACAAACCCTTCTGTGGAACAACAACTGTTGATGAAAAATTCCATTCAAGCCACCATGCGGGACGGAGGCAGTTTTGCTACTTTCCCCGGGGCAGAATCAAAACAGTCGCAGTTGTACGAGAAAAAAGTACCAATCAATCTTAAGCAGGTTGTAAAAGATCTTGGTGGGGAAAAAGCAGGTTTTGAAATCCGTAATATCCAACTTCAGGACAAAGATGGCAACCCAATCTTGGTCCACGGTGTGGCTTGGACCCCGGAAGCCGCTGCAAAAGTCTTGAAAGAAGGTGTTAAATTCCGGCATGGCGGTTCTGTTGAACGCCAATCGGACGATAATCGCCGCTACCTATAAGGACAAAACATGTCAGTTGAAAAATCAATACGCTCTGAAGATCTGCCTGCGGGCAGCATGGATGTGGAGGTCGATGACGGTCCATTGCCCGATGTCAACATCTCTTTTGATAAGGAAACCGGCGATGTGCTGGTTGACATCGGTGCAGAAGACGATGCCGAAGTCCCCTTTGACAGCAACCTTGCCGAGGTGGTCGAGGAATCCGTGCTGGCCAACATCTCGCAAGAGCTTTTGGACATGTTTGACGCTGACAAATCTTCCCGCAAAGACTGGGAGGATCAGTACAGCAAGGGTTTAAAGCTCCTTGGCTTTACTTTGGACGAGCGTACCCGTCCGTTCAAAGGCGCGTGCGGCGTGCAGCATCCTCTGCTAACCGAAAGCATCGTTCAATTCCAAGCGCAGGCGCTCAAGGAACTGATGCCCGCTGACGGCCCGGTGCGCACACAAGTGTTGGGCAAGGAAACCCGCGAGAAGCTGATGCAGGCGCAGCGCGTGCGCGACTTTATGAACTACGAAATCACTACGGTGATGGAAGAGTACACACCTGAGTTTGACCAACTGCTGTTCTACACAGGCTACGGCGGATCGACGTTCAAGAAGGTGTACTACGACGAGGACAAAGGGCGCATGGTTAGCGCTTTGGTACTGGCTGACAACCTGTACATCCCGTACAACGGTTCTTCAGTCATGAGCGAATGCGAGCGTATTACGCATCGCGTTCCAATGTCCGCCAATGCGTATCGCAAAGCCGTGGTTCGCGGTCAGTATTTAGACTCTGCTGAACCTGCTTCGATGTCCAACAACAATCCCAGCATCATCCAAAAGGCTGTGGACAAAGTTACTGGCATCCAGCCCAGCCCTGATACAGAAGAAGTCAACCTGTTGGAATTCCAAATTGATTACGATCTGCCCGGGTTTGAGGACAAGGATGAAGAAGGGGAGCCGACTGGCATCCAACTGCCGTACATCATTACCTTGGATGAGGTATCTGGTGACGTTGTAGGCATCCGCCGCAACTGGAAAGAGGGCGATAAGAAGCATCGGCGCGTCCAGTACTACGTGCACTACGTCTTGGTGCAAGGTCCGGGGGCTTATGGCCTTGGCTTCTTGCACTTGGTAGGCGGTTTGTCCAAGACTTCTTCGGCTGCATTGCAGCAGTTGGTCGATGCAGGTACATTTGCTAACCTGCCAGCGGGCTTCAAGGCCAAGGGCGCACGTATCATGAACGATGACGTGCCATTGCAGCCCGGTGAGTTCCGCGATATGGATGCAGGCGGCGCAGAGTTGCAGTCATCCCTGCTACCGTTGCCTTACAAAGAGCCAAGCCAAACGTTGTTTGCACTGCTTGGTTTCTGCGTGGATGCTGGTCGCCGTATGGCTTCGATCACCGACATGCAAGTTGGCGATAGCAACCAAAATGCTGCTGTTGGAACCACGATTGCGCTGCTGGAAAAAGGCAGCTCGGTCATGTCGGCCATCCACAAGCGCTTGCACTACGCACAGAAGCTGGAGTTCCAGTTGCTGGCCAAAGGTTTTGGAGAGTTTCTACCCGATACTTATCCGTACGATGTCCCCGGCGAGTCCCGCATTATTAAACGCGCAGACTTTGATGACCGCATTGATGTATTGCCGGTGTCTGACCCCAACATCTTCTCGGTGGCGCAGCGCATCACAATGGCGCAGACCCAGTTGCAACTGGCCCAAAGCGCACCACAGATGCACAATATGTACGAGTCGTACTACCGCATGTACCAAGCAATTGGTGTGCGGGATATTGATTCAATTTTAAACACGCAAAACGTGGACAAGCCAAAAGATCCTGCAAGCGAAAACGCACAGGCATTGGATGGATCACCGCTCAAAGCTTTTGCTGGCCAACAGCATGATGCGCACATCATGACGCACATCATGTTTGGTTTGTCGCCCATGCTGCAAGGAATGCCCAACGTGGCGGTTACTCTGCAAAAGCATATCTTTGATCACATCACGGTAAAGGCAGAAGAGACAGTGGAAGCTGACTTGTTTAAGCAGTACGGCACGGACCCAGATCAAATGGTGTCCCCATTGCAGCGTGAAGCATTGGTTGCGCTTAAGGTAGCCCAGTTCTTTAAGGAAGTGAAGGACTTGCAAAACCAATTGCAAGGTAATCCGCCCCCGGACCCATTGATTGATTTGAAGAAACAGGAGCTTCAGCAGAATGCTGCCAGCGATCAGGCCAAAACCCAGATTGATCAATCCAAATTGCAGTTGGATCAGGCCCGTCAAGCGGAAAAATCCCAGATGGATCAGGCAAATTTGATGCTAAGACAGCAACAATTAGGAGTAAAAAATGGCCAGTAAGCCCAAACAGATGAAACAAATGCCAAAACCGGTGCCAAAAAAGGCAGAAAAAGGTGCGGAAAAGGCAAAAGTAACGTATGTCTACCGAAAAGATGCGTTTAACAAGGTAAAACTTGCGTAATATCCGCTATAGTTAGTGGGAACCCTTCAGACAGGGGCCTAAACTGTCTGCTTTCATAGGAGAAATCCATGCTGGAATTTGCAGAAGCCGTTTTTAATCAGATTAAAAGACTCCGTAGGGAGTCCGATGACCTGATTTTGAGTGGTCGGATACAAAATATGGAGCAGTACAAGTACATGATGGGCCGGTTAGAGGGGTTTAGGTTTGTTGAAGAGGCCGTTCAGGATCTTTTAAACAAAAATCCCAACCTTTAAGGACTATCGATGACAGAAACTACTTCATTGGAAGAGAAATGGGCTCAGGAATTTGCCGCTAAGGCAGAAGCTGAGGCCAAAGAAGCACTTGCCCTTGCTGCCAACGAAGAATTGGCTAAAAAAGAGCATGATGAGCGTGTTGACAGCATTAAAAACCATCTTCCAAATCCAACTGGATGGCGGATTGTGGTACTTCCTTACCGTGGGGCCAGCCAAACCAAAGGTGGTGTCTTGTTGCCCGGTCAAACCATGGATCGGCAGCAACTGACGACCACTTGCGCCTACGTTTTGGCAGTCGGTCCCTTGGCATATGCCGATACCAACAAATTCCCCCACGGTCCGTGGTGCAAGGAAGGCGATTGGATCATCTTTGGCCGTTATGCCGGTGCCCGGATGAACATTGAAGGCGGCGAAATCCGAATCTTAAACGATGACGAGATCTTGGCCACGATCAATGACCCCAATGACATTCTCCACATGTAAGGAACAGCCATGGCACGACAATTTATGAATGATGAACAGTTGGAATTTGATCTAGGTGACGGAGAAGTGGCCACAAATGTGACCGTGGAAGAAGGCGCTGAAGACAAATCCGTAAATCAAGGGTATACCCCTGAGCCTCAAGAGCCAAAGGACGAGCTTGACTCTGTCAGCGAAGGCGTTCAGAAGCGTATCGCAAAATTAACAGCCCGGATGCGGGAAGCAGAACGCCAAAAGGACGCTGCGCTTAATTTTGCCCGTGGATTGCAGACGGAAAAGCAGACTTTGGAGCAAAAGTTGGTACACACCGACTACAGCCGCCTCAATGAAGCTAAAACCCGACTGGAAGGCCAGCAAACCACGCTAAAAGCCATCATCCGCAAGGCGCGGGAAGAGGGTGACATTGATACTGAAACGGAAGCAGTCCAACGGCTAACCGATCTTACCCAAGAGCAGCGAAAAGTGTCTGGTTGGCTCCAAACACAGGAGCAGCAGGTCCAGCATTACCAAGAGCAAGCCCAACAAACTGCTCAGCAACCTCAGAATGTTGCTCCGCAGCCACAAAAGGCTCCTCCATCCCCCCGCGCAGAGCAGTGGGCGGAGGAAAACCCTTGGTTTGGCCAAGATCGCGTGGCAACATACGCCGCTTGGGGTATTCATCAGTCCCTTATTGAGCAAGAGGGGGTTGAACCCGATTCTGATGAATACTATAATGAGTTAAATCGAAGACTTCGGGAAGAGCTCCCGAAACGCTTCGCAAATGAAACCAGACAACAGCGTTCCGCGCCTGCTGTTGCACCTGCTTCCCGTAGTTCGGGGATTAATAGTGCGCGCCGTACTGTCCGGCTATCGCCGAGTCAGATTGCTATTGCAAAAAAATTGGGTGTTCCTCTTGAGGAATACGCTAAATACGTGAAGGAATGATCATGAGCGAAAAACTTACCATCGATAGAGCCGCCCGCACCACTCGGGAAAAGGAAACTCGTCGCAAGCCATGGGCACCGCCTTCTAAATTAGACACCCCACCCGCCCCAGAGGGATTCGGCTACCGTTGGATTCGTTCAGAAGTCAATGGATTTGTCGACAAGCAAAATGTGTACAGCAGCTTGCGCGAAGGTTATGAACTCGTGCGCATTGAAGAATTGCCGGAGGAATACCAAGGCCTGTTACCTACGATTGACGAAGGTAAACATGCAGGGGTAATTTCAACAGGGGGCTTGCTCCTTGCCAAGATTCCACATGAAACGGCTGAAGAGCGTAATGCTTATTTCCGTCAAAAGGCCCGGGACCAGTTGTCCGCAGTAGACAATGAGTTGATGCGAGAAAACGCACACTCTACAATGCGCATCCAATCCCCCGAAAGAAGTTCTAAAACGACTTTCGGAACCCGCTAAGGCGGTACCTTTTAATCTTTTAGGAGCTACAAATGGCAAATGTGAATAAGCCTTTTGGTCTGCGTCCGCTAGGTAATCTTTCAGCCACTGGTGCACAAAAGCAGTATGGCTATCTGATTGCAAGTGGATACGGCACTGCTATCTATCAGGGCGACCTCGTTGTTGTCTATGACGGATACATCATCAAGTATGACGCTTCCACCCACAATGCCCCCACGGGCGTGTTTAACGGTTGCCAATACAATGACCCCACTCGCGCTGATAAGCCGACATGGAAGAACTACTACCCCGGTAGTGTTACTCCCAATATCGGTAGCATCGTGACTGAGGTTTTGGACGATCCCAATCAATTGTTTGTTGTCCAAGCAGACGGTTCTGTTACTCAAGCCAACATTGGCAAGAATGCTGACCCAACTGCATCTACTACCGGTAGTACCTACAGCGGTATTTCCAGTGGTAGTCTTGGTTCCTCCTCTATCGCTAAGACCGCAGCGCTGACGTTCAAGATCGTAGGCATCTACGATATCCCGACGAATGCCTTCGGTAGTTATGCACAGGTGGTTGTCAAACTTAATCAGCATCAATACGGTAGTGTTGGCGTTGCAGCAGACGGAGCATAATCATGGCAATTACACGTTCACAACTCGTAAAAGAGCTAGAGCCCGGACTCAATGCCTTGTTCGGCATGGAGTACAACCGCTACGAAAACGAACACGAAGAGATTTTTGAAATCGAATCCTCTGACCGTGCGTTTGAAGAAGAGGTGATGTTGACTGGCTTCGGTTCTGCTCCCACCAAGACTGAGGGTGCTGGCGTTCAATATGACACCGCGAACGAATCGTTCACGGCTCGTTATACGCACGAAACCATCGCCATGGCGTTTGCACTGACTGAGGAAGCTGTAGAGGACAACCTCTATGACCGCCTCTCTGGTCGCTACACCAAAGCTCTGGCTCGTTCGATGTCGCATACCAAGCAGGTCAAGGCAGCGTCTGTACTGAACAATGCATTTACTGGCGGCAACTATGTCGGCGGTGACGGCGTTTCTCTGTGCAACCTGAACCACCCCACTGCACTGGCTCAGAACTTTGCAAATACGCCTTCGACTCAGGCTGACCTGAACGAAACGTCTTTGGAGCAAGGTCTGATCGACATTGCAAGTTTCATCGACGAGCGCGGCCTGAAAATTGCCGTCTTGGGCACGAAAATGATTGTTCCGAAAGAACTTCAGTTCACTGCCGAGCGTCTGATGAAGTCCACTTTGCGTACTGCTACTGCCGACAATGATGTCAATGCCATCAAATCGATGGGCTTGATTCCTCAAGGCTATGCAGTGAACCACTATCTGACCGACACAAACGCATGGTTCATCATGACCGATGCGCCCAACGGTCTGAAAATGTTCCAGCGTTCGCCCATCAAAACCGCCTTTGAAGGCGACTTTGACACCGGCAACGTGCGCTACAAGGCGCGTGAGCGTTACAGCTTCGGCTGGAGCGATCCACGTGGCATTTATGGTTCCTCGGGTTCGACCTGATAAATCAGCCTTTCGGTTCGACCGATGTAAAGGGCCCCTTTGGGGGCCCTTTTTATTGGCTAACCATGTAATTTTAAAGTTTGACGTTAAATTTGCAGGGTTAAATACCAGACATTAATGACTTAAAGTGTCATAAATCACTTATAAGATGTGTTTGCAGCGCCGTGCTGCACCATTTTTAAGGGGCTAATTATGGATTTCAAATTGACAATTGATTTTGGTTTTGGGGATAGCATTGAGTTTTCCACTGACAAATTTTGGAAAGTTGCATTGCTGAACGATTTTGTAACTGTTGTCCAAGCAGCGGACGAAAACGAAGAGGAGCTAGTTATGGAAGAGGATACAGAAGATCTGGTGTATGACGATGAAGGCGTAGCTTACTGGTACGATGAGGAAGCCGAAGTTTGGTACTACTACGACGAAGAGTCTGATGATTGGTTTGAGTTGGAAGAGGAAGAGGAAGAGGGCGAAGGCGAAGAGGAAGAAGCCGCTGCTTAATTGGGTACTATCCCACTCAAAATGGGGGCTTCGGCCCCCATTTTCTTGGCTAAACGTTCGTTGTGGTGGTGAAGTCGATGGCAGTTAGAACACAAAACTATACATTTTGCGGCTTCTATATATGCTTTTTTGTACCGGCCATTTTGGGCCAATTTGTGGACACTGTATTCTTTTGTACCGGGGGGATGGTGGAAATCTATAACGGCGGGGTGTGATATCCCACATTGGGTGCACATCAGGGTTGCTTTGAACTCGTTCCATTTCTCCTTGCCTACCTTCCTGCTTGCTTTTGTCCTTACTTTTTGGGCCGTACTGTTGGCAGCATAATGCCTAGCCGAATATTCTTTGGCTTTTTCCTTGCGTTTTGCTAAATCTTTGTACGGCATGTTGACATGAGTTAAAAATGGTGTATATTGTGGCTAACCCGGGCTTTCCGGTGCATTGAACTGTCCCGGCAGACGACATACCGATCAATGTACTTAACTTGTATGTAAGGACTATTGCTATGGCACGTACGACTTTTAGCGGCCCCTTTCGTTCGATGGGCGGCCTGTATCAACAGGGCCCTTCCTCTGTTGTTTCTATCACTTCCAATACCACACTTGATCCAATTGCCCACGGCGGCCGCATGATTAGCGTTGGCGGTTCTTTGGCATCTGCTCTAACCATTCTTTTGCCCACAATTAACACTAGTTCCAATGGTTCTACTTCTGGACCCGGCAATGACTACAACACACTAAATAACCAAGGTGTTTTGTACACAATTTGGGTTCCTACAACCATCAGCACAAGCTCGCTGAAGATTGGTACGGACGGCACTGACAAGTTTGTTGGTTCGTTGTTGTCGGTAGATACCGATTCGGCGGGTGCAATGGTTGGTTTTACCGCCGCTGCCAGCAATGATTTCATCAATTTGAATGGCGGCACCACTGGCGGTGTTGCTGGCACATGGATCGAGATCCGCGCACTGGCTGCATTGAAATACATGGTTACTGGCGTGATCCTCGGCACTGGCACTGTAGCTACACCGTTTGCCGATTCCTAATAGGAGGCCATTATGGGCTTTCAATTTGACGTAAAAAGTGCGCATATAAACGCCAGTGGCCAACTGGTCACTGGCAGGACGCGCCTAAAAGGCGTTATTGGTATTGGTTCTGCTACGGCAGGCACAGTGAACATTTGGGACTCTTCTGCGGCCCCAACTGCCGTCACTTATGGCCGTGCTGGAACTCTTATTACCATTACTCTGGCCTCTCATGGCTTGACTACCGGCGATGTAGTGGGCTTAGCTTTTGGTGCAGGCACAGGCGGCACAGCTACCAATGGAAATTATGTTGTTACGGTACTCACGTCAAGTACATATACCGTAACGGACATCAACTCAGGAAGCATCACTGCCGGTGCATCAGCTTCTCAAAGCGCGGTTGGATCACGTTGGATGACTTCGTGGGACACTACAAATAACTCCGCTACAGTCACGCTGTTGATCCCCGGCGATGGTATTTGGGCGGTTAATGGGCTTTATGGCCAGCTATCAAATCAAACCGGTTTGACTATTTATTACGGATAAGGAGTCCATCATGGGACGTGCAGCAAAAATGGCAGATGATCAGTACCAAGGCGAAGTTCAGTCTGGTGCACAAAAGCAAGATATGAGCAAAGGTGGCCCTAAGCAAACCGCTCGCAAGCCGGGAAAAGGGCCTACAAGCTCTGTTTCTCCTCGCGGTGTGGGTCAGGCACGGAATAAGCCTTGCAAAATGTACTGAAATGGCTAAGACCGCAGCATGGCAGCGCAAGGAAGGCAAGAACCCCAATGGGGGTTTGAATGCCAAGGGTCGGGCCTCTGCCAAAAAGGAAGGGATGAATTTAAAACCTCCCCAACCAGAAGGCGGCAGCAGGCGCGACTCTTTTTGTGCAAGAATGACTGGGATGAAGAAAAAACTTACCAGCGAGAAGACGGCGAAAGACCCGAATTCTCGTATAAACAAGAGCCTTCGGGCTTGGAAGTGCTGAGGTAGGATATGAATGAACACCATACTGTTATGAAAGATGTCCTTGATATCTTGGCAATATTTTCAACAATCGGCACATTTCTGGAAGTAATTTCTCCTGTGTTTGGTCTTATTGGCGCGATTGTCGGTGTGATGCGTATTGTTGAAATGGCAACAGGCAAGTCATTTTCTGAAGTCATTGTCCGAAAGAAGGCAGATGATGCCAAGCAAGAGTAAGAAACAACATAATTTGATGGAAGCGGTAGCACACAATGCCGCTTTTGCCAAAAAAGTAGGTATCCCGCAGTCCGTGGGTGAAGATTTTTCCAAAGCGGATAAAGGCCGCAAATTTCAAAAAGGTGGCATTATGAAAAAACCAGCATTTAAAAAACCCGCAGTCAAGGCCATGATGTCTGACAAGATGAAAAAGTTTGAACAGTCGGCAAAGGATGTGGATGCGGGCATGAAAGAGGGCTCCAAGCGCGATATGAATGCCGATGCTTTGGGCTACAAACAAGGTGGAGCTGCACTCCGTGGCCAAGGCATTGCCCAGCGTGGTTATTCCAACGGCGGAAAAGTACAGACTGTACAGGTCAAAGGTGTGGGCGCAGCCCGCGCACGTACCGCTAAGATCTGCTAAAAATGACCACTTCTGGCGTAGCCAACTTTGACCTGCAATTTGATGACCTAATAGCCGAAGCGTATGAGCGCTGCGGCCTAGAGGTCAGGGCAGGCTACGACATGAAGACCGCTTTGCGGTCTTTAAACCTGATTTTTGCCGAATGGGCAAATCGTGGGTTGAATCTTTGGACGATTGAACAGCGTACCCAAGTGCTTTCTACTGGGGTAGCTAGTTACGAACTTCCTTCCGACACAGTTAATGCCCTTTCGGCAGTCATTCGTACGGGTAGTGGGTCTACACAGCAGGATATTACGATTGATCGTATCAGCCGCGCTGAGTATCTGCATCTCCCCAACAAAAATACGCAGTCTCGTCCCGCTCAGTACTACGTTCAACGGTCTGTACCGACCACTTTGTACTTATACCCTACACCTGATTCGACTACCACGTACACTTTTGTGTACTACGCCATCCGCCGGATTGACAACGCAGACACTTATTTAAATACAGCGGATATTGTGTTCCGCTTTTTGCCTTGTTTGGTGGCAGCTTTAGCCTATTATTTGGCTCTAAAAAAAGCTCCGGAACGAGTCATGATGCTTAAGCAGTTTTACGAAGAAGAATTTGCTCGGGCGGCTATGGAAGATAGGGATACGGCAAGCGTATTCTTAATTCCTACTTTTATGGCGGGGTAGACCATGTCCGGCTATGCTTCAGGCCGGTATGCGATTGCATTGTGTGATCAGTGCGGTCAGCGGTACAAATTGCTGGAATTGATTCGGGATTGGAAGGGGTTTAAAGTATGCACGGAATGCTACGAACCCAAGCACCCGCAGTTGGAGCCAAAACGGACCATTACGGAACCTCAAGCGCTGTATCAGCCCCGCCCAGAATCCAAATTGCTGGTTACAATCTTTGTTGGGGCGACCACGGACACTTCTTTTTCTAGCATAGGTATGATGCCTATGCCATATGCCAAACCGTTGCAGGCAACGGGGCTTATGGGGCAAGTTAGGACGCAGATAACATGACCTATACCGAACTTTGTGTAGCCATTGCGGACTACACTGAAAACACTTTTACTGCAACAGAACTTGCTACGTTTACAAAGCAGGCAGAGCAGCGCATATACAACACTGTCCAGTTGGCCAACTTGCGAAAAAATGCTACTGGCGTAATTTCAGCTAACAATAAGTATCTGGCTGCACCAGAAGACTTTTTATCAGTCTATTCAATTGCTATATATCCAACGGGTGGGGATTACACCTACTTATTGGATAAGGATGTAAACTTCATTCGTGAGGTATATCCTTCTTCGACAGGCACAGGAACACCAAAATACTATGCTATTTTTGGGCCCCAATCGACTAATCAAGCAGAATTAAGTTTTATTCTGGGGCCAACCCCAGATGTTAGTTACAACGCTGAACTGCACTACTACTATTACCCCACTTCAATTGTTACTTCAGGAACATCTTGGTTGGGCGATAATTTTGACATAGCGTTGTTGTATGGTTGTTTGATTGAGGCGTATACCTTTATGAAGGGCGAGCAGGACCTTTTGACGCTATACGATGGAAAATACAAAGAAGCGTTGTTGCTCCTGAAGAATTTGGGTGATGGCAAACAGCGGATGGATACATATCGTGATGGTCAAGTCAAAATACCGGTGAGCTAAGCATGATTACAGCAGGACTTACCAACAGTTTTAAATACCAGCTCCTTTTGGGAGTTCATGATCTATCTGTAGATACGATCAAAGTTGCGCTGTACACATCTTCTGCTACTTTGGGCCCAACTACCACTGTTTATTCCACCACAAATGAAGTTTCTGGGACAGGGTATACCGCAGGGGGAATTACTGCGACTAATGTCACAGTCACTCTTAGCAACACGGCGGGCGTAGCGTATGTGGATTTTGATGATCCTACTTGGAATGCAGCAAATTTTTCCACATTAGGGGCGCTTGTTTACAATGCGTCTAAAGCAAATAAATCTATTGGTGTAATCAATTTTGGAGCAATTCAAACTATGGTGAATCAAGGATTTCAAATTTTGATGCCTTCCAATTCATCTGATGCAGCATTAATCCGTATTAATTAAGGAGTACCTATGTCCCACGACAAAATCATTGCGACTGACAAAGTAGAGGCAGTCACCAAGTACAACACCATGCCCGAGGACTCCATGTCTATTCACGGCACCTACCACGCTGTTTGCTATGATATCGCCGGTAATATCAAGTGGGAAGACGACATTGAAAACCTTGTCACTACCGTCGGCAAGAACTCTACTTTGGACACCATCCTTGGTAACGTAGCCGCTGGCGCAGTGGTCATGGGCCTCAAAGGAACTGGCACGGCGGTAGTTGCAGATACGCAAGCATCCCATTCAAGCTGGAACGAAGTTGGTCTGGCAAACGCACCTACTTACTCCGGCAACCGCCCCACTCCTTCGTTTAGCGCCGCATCGGCTGGCAGCAAAGCAACTTCTTCGGCAGTGTCATTTTCTATGACCAGTACGGGCACTGTGGCTGGCTGCTTCATCAACATCGGCGGCAGCTCCACCAAAGACAGCACGACTGGGGTCTTGTTCTCCGCTGGGGACTTCTCCAGCTCCAAGTCTGTGGTCAACGGCGATACCATCGCGGTAACCTATACGGCTACCCTGACCTAAGATGGCAACCGGTTGGGGCGTAAATGCTTGGGGTGATGGCTACTGGGGTGGCGGAGATGTATACGCAGATAGCGTAACCGAA